TCCGCTGCGATATTTGCCTATTGTTTGGATGCCAAGGATATGACAATCTGGAAAGATGTCCCTGGTGTGATGACTGGCGACCCAAGGAAGTTTGAAAATGTGGAGCTTCTGTCTAATATTTCTTTTGGTGCTTCACCTTTTTTGTTCATGTGAACAATTTTGATCCCGCATGATTCAATATAATCTCTCACTCTTTTACGGGGTATACCAAAAGTTTCAGCAATCACCTTTATTGGAGTAAATCTCGAATACATGTCAAGAATTTTATCTCCATTATCCTCAAAAAGACGCTGGTATTTTCTCGCAAGTGATTCAGAACGAGATGCCCTCATTTTTGCATTAACATCTGGCCTGTTTAGAGCAATGGTCATATTGCGGATAGCCTCTTTCTTCTCCTGTGGAGATAAGAGAGAAAAGGTGTCTCCTCCAGCGCCAAGTCCCGTAAAGAGGTTGTACTGGGCTCTACCGTCATCCATTGCTTTTGTTATATGAGACTGCTCTAAGATGTTTAAATCTTCACGAGACCAGCCATAACATATAAACTTTTTAACGAATTTGTCTTTGCCATATTTACGAAGTGCGGTTTTAATTAAAACACCGCTACCCATATACTCACGCCATTTGCGATCACATGAAAGTTTTCGTTGACCAATATAGGTTTTTCCATTTACAGTATTTACTATTTCGTAAATGTATCCATATGGCAAGTCTTCGATCACTACAAAACACCATTTTCTGTTGTTGTAATAATACGAAGAATATCGTGGAGGGTACGAGGGATGATCTCGTGGCTCCCGGGTGCAAGCCGAGTATGTTACCAATTACACCAACCCCCCAAGGATAACCATGCAAGCACCAGGGACCTCCCCGAGTCGGCAACACTCAACGAGGGAGTCGAACCCTCACTGTTCACGCGCGGGTAGCCAATTTTGCGTGAGTTTCTTGCATAGTGGTGGTAGTGGAGGGACTCGAACCCCCGGTGTTTCCAATGTAACAGGTTTACAGCCTGCTGCCTTCGCCGCTTAGCACACACTACCAAGAAATTGGGCTGGCCTTCAAGGAATCGAACCTTGTCCTCTTGATTTCAGTCAAGCGTTCTACCATTAAACCACAGCCACTCACCATACTCATTCGGTCACCCGCCACCCTGTGCGTCCACAAGTGCTGACAGCAACTCCTATGTGAAAGAAAACCCATGCCGCGGACAGGCTTTCTTTCGGTTTACCCAGTCGGAATGGCGAGGCTCGAACTCGCGGACCTCTCGCTCCCAAAGCGAGCGCTCTACCACCTGAGCTACATTCCGAAGAAACTGACGTGCAAGTCAAGGGGTGCACACATAACTAAATCCCACATGACCTGAATCACAAACAACAACCCCAATCAGGAATCAAACCTGTCTTCCCCGTGCATGTGTGAGCACGCGGCGTTCTGTCATTAAACTAGATGAGGCAGCACCGGCCACGTCAAAACCAAGTGCTATGGTGATCGTCCGCCCAGAAAGATTTGAACTTTCTTCCCTCGGGTAAGAGCCGAGTGCATTACCAGGACATGCTCTAGGCGGATTACTTGGTCACTATGTAGTTGACAATCTTCCAAAACCACTGTTTCCATTACTGGGCTCAATGGCCGCCAGGACTTATGAGGAACGCCCCTGCCCGGCTTGATGACTCAATCCTAACACACCAGGAAGGAATGAGTCAACCCCAGGAAACATGAGTTAGGCCACATGTATTCCTAAGTGTCAACATGATTGCCGAAAGCGACTGGAGCGGATGACGAGACTCGAACTCGCTCTAAAACCTTGGAAGGGTCTTGTGCTACCGTTACACCACATCCGCATTGTCTGTCTTCCTGGACTTCCTCTTCAAACCAGGATCATGACGCTTATATCCTGTAGAAATGCCATTGTCTCTCATGAACTTCGAGACAGTGGCATTCGAGACACCAAACGTCTTCGCGATCTTCACCTGAGTGACACCAGACTCATACAGGTCTTTGACCTTTTTGTAGTCAAGAGTATCCATTTTGAGGGACTTGCTGTAAGCGTGAGAGCATTCTCTGGAACAGAATGTTTTATTAAAATTACTCTTTTTCACTGAAGAGGCAAAGAATTTTTTACACATCTTACATGTGTAAAAATAAACTGCACACGTAACATGTTTGCCTTTCTGCTTTGCTTCGTAAGTTCTCCTTGAGATTTTTGCTCTAGTCTCTTGAGAGTGTCCCCATCTGTTATTCATAGATGGTGCGTTACCATAGAATTTAGGATGAAGAATTTTAAACCATTTAATTTCGACACGATTCTTCTCGTCATCTGTGTCATTGCATGATTCAAGTAGTTCAAACCTCAGTCGTGTCTCATCTTTGCCTATACTCATGAACCACTCAGAGAACCGTTCTAAATGTCTACCCGAACGAAGACGTTTAAGATGAGTCTTGCAGCGCTCATAAGCATTCTTTGACTGACCTACATAAAGGCATTCTCCTGTAAGTGTGTCAAAAATGCCGTAAATGCCGCATACTTTCAAATCTTCGTTCATAATTCACATTATAACGAAAGACTTGAATTAGTACCCCCAGTGGGACTCGAACCCACAATCGGCCGTTATTTTAATATTGACCTGCCATCGGATTAAAAGTCCGCTGCTCTACCAATTGAGCTATAGGGGCATTAATGTGTACAGTTTTCGAGCCTGCCCTAGCATTTTCAGAAAATGTCTCGCCGACCCTTTATTCTTTTATGAATAAAGGTGGTACAGAACTCTTCTCTGAAAAAGCGAGCCCTGGGTAGCGCGGCACTGTACACAAAGCCGCCAGGGTTTCTATCGGATAGGTTTTGAAATAGATCTGGTGGCTGGACTTGCACCAGCATAGTGCACCTATTTTGCATCTATCTTCTTTAGCACCAGACGACCTCCTGTCTAGAACATTCATGAGGTCTCACGTCCCAGTCACACATCCCGGAGGACTCAATTCTCCCAAATCAGGTACCCTTGAGAGAATCTGCTGTGGAGGTGGAGGACAGGATATGAAACCATGCCATCATTCTTTCCTTCTGCCCCAGGGTAACTACTCCCTGACCTCACAGAAGGCGATTTTGATGACAGAGGGCACCTGCGCAGGCTCCCGGCTAGTTCAGCACCGTTGATGGAGTCCTCATCTGCGTCTCGTACCCTGTACCGGATTTGAACCGGTGTTCTCCTCCTTGAGAGGGAGGCGTCCTAACCAGACTAGACCAACAGGGCATTTCACACATGTTTGCTGCATGTGTGATGGCGGAGGGTATGGGATTTGAACCCATGAGGGTTTTTAGGCCCTACTCCCTTAGCAGGGGAGCGCAATAAACCTGGCTATGCGAACCCTCCAAGTAACCTGGTCGTATCCTCAGGACCAGACTGTAAGTAACTGCGAGCATGTTGAGAGCACACTCAGGACACGCAGCACACAAGTCAGGCGATCACCAACCTATTTGACTGTGCTTGGCTAGTACGGTCTCTCAAACCGGGTGATCATTTGCGCTGGCCTAGAAAGACTCGAACTTTCAACCAACTTGTTAACAGCAAGTCACTCTGCCAATTGAGTTATAGGCCAATTGTTTCCCAAGTTCATGTATGTCTTGGGACAGCGGTACCGACGAATTCCGACATCGCGCCTCCACCGTGACGGGGTGGTGTTCTTCCCCTAAACTACGGTACCAATTATGAACTAGTATTTCTTAACCCAGTTCATCACAGTATTATGTGCCACTCCAAGTTCCCTCCCTATCTGAGGGTAAGACATTCCTTCTTCTCGCATTTTCTTAGCAAGAGAAACTTTTGAACTTATCTTGTTTTGATGTTGGCAGTATTTTGAACAGAATGACGACGTAACAGAAGATTTCTCTCCACAGTTAACACATGTCCCAAACACACCAGCCTCATGAAACCGAGATGCACGTCTTTTTAGAACTCCGATGTCTATCTTGTGTAGAGATAGGACCTCTTTGCAAGACAAACCTCTAGAGAAAGACTCGGTTATTTCTCTGAATAACTCAGACTCAGAAGTGACTTTATTGCCATCACTTGTCAACATGTCAAGATTAAAGGATTTGGTTTGTATCCATTTACTTACAGCCTTAGACTGTCTCTTCTTGGACTCTTCAGTTCTCACCCATGCGCTACAATCATCATTTGGTTTAGATGAGTAGAATCTGGGCTTTAACTTCAAAAACCAATTCATCTCATGGTATGATAGTATGTTTTCATCATTTACTATTTCAACAGGCTTAAAAACCATGCAATCATCTATCAAATCTTGGTTATCATACCATTCCTGAAAGTCCTTGCAGGCGTGGATTCCCGCTTTGAGATTATTTCTATGTTGACTCATCCTTCTCATTACTCCTTTGGATGAACCAACATATAAGACATCTCCATTCTTAGAATCTATAATAGAATAGACACCCATGAAATCATCTAGCATTATTAACCAATCTAATGACATTAAATAATGCTAGGTAATATCATTATTTTTTAATAACATGGCTGAGACTATACCTTGTTCCAACGTTCCTTTCGTCAGGATTACCGCGTTTACTGCGTTGCCTGCTTGTCCACACAGCACCCTGTTTCCAGGCGTACTGTGGTAGAACGTCATGCCCGATTCTTTAAGTGAATCACTCTGTAGATTACTGTGGACTACTCGGGTGGGATGTTTCACTCAACAGGAGCTACCTGCTGGGCTGCACCTCCAACTACCCAACCAGAATGAGACTTGCGATCTCAACCCGGCCTGACTTGACCATACGGCCGTCAGGTTTAGGACATTTTCATCCAGTAATCAGGGAAGTCTTTTGCAAAAACATGTAAAGGTTATGAGAATGTGCTTCCCTAGAGGTTCATAGGCTTTTGGCCCACAAAAATCCTCACACTCCCTAGACTTGGTGCTACCCGTGTCATTCCTGCACACTCCTGGGCCGTCCTACCCGATTGTGTGTTCGATGGCTGTCGCCCTTGACCTAGCAGGGTCTCGGACTTCGCTGACACCCACGAAGGAGTACCAGCATCGCCTTACAAACAGTCAACCTTGTCGCCTTGGTCGCATTGAGGTACTGAGCCGTACCGTGTCCTCAGGATTTCCCATCGGACCTGCGACTGCGCTTAGGGGTCCATGCGCCACGCTGATGACACATGCGTTGGACCGTTCGCATTGCATGGGGTACCTCATTCCCTCATGGGGATCCAAGGCGACTGCCCCTAACCTCTGAGCAGTCTTTCATCCGGTCGCCCGAACTTATCAGCCATGCCTGTTAGTGCTGACTAGAGGGATCGAACCTCTGCGCTCCGGGCTTCAACCGGATGCTCTACCAACTGAGCTAAGTCAGCATTCTTGGCAAACCACTATCTAGTTCTCAAACAACATGCGCAAGAAAGTCTACCAGAAGATGACTGGGTTGTCAACTCCCTTGCTTGATGACTCAATCCTAGCACACCATCCAAGAGCATGTCAACTCAAGTTCAGTGTGTTTGTGTTCACATATGCAAGATGTATGGTCGCATGTAGAAGAAGTGAGAGTAAATTTTACTCAAATCACTACTCTCTAATTCATCCATGTTGTCTTCATATGATGTGCCAATGGCGGAAGGCACGGGGATCGAACCCGCAACCCTTTATCAGAGCACCGCTGTTCCAAAGCGGCTGCTAACCATTCGCTTACCTTCCGTGGTCGTGGCAGGGCTCGAACCTGCGGCCTCCTGAGAGTCATTCAGGTACTCTACCAACTGAGTTACACGACCATTGTCCACCTGTCACATGTATCCTACATCAACATAGGCTTTTGGGTTTATACAGAAGCCGTACAGGTGGTTGCTCATACATGCTTTAAAATCAAATATAGGTAAAGGATTTTAAAAGAGCGCTAGGGTCTTACACAATTAGGAATGACGACAAGTAACTACAATTCACCTGTATCTAGAGAATATTCTCAAGACGCCCTAGAAGCACTGCTGTCCACTTGCCTGTTTCACTGATTGCTTTGCAACTCTTATAGTAGGATTAGAGTTGCTAAGTCAACACCTTTCACAAGGAATCGACTAGTGGCGGAGGCGGGATTTGAACCCGCGATCTTGACCATATGAAAGTCACGAGGACTCCGAACTCCTCTACTCCGCAGAAGTGGGTATCAGATTTGAACTGACGTAAAAGCGCTTTGCAGGCGCTCGCCTAACCACTCGGCCAACCCACCAAATGAGAAAACACTCACACAAAAATTTGTCAAGATGCTTTCAGTCGTGCCACCACCGGGAGTCAAACCCGGAATATGCCCTTCGGACGAGCACGTGTTGTTCGTTACACTATGGCGGCATGTTGGTATAATAGAAGCAACACAGATTTCAGAGAAAGATTATCATGTCAAGAAAATGTAACAGGAACCGAAGTCCAATGGACAACAAGGAACTCCTGCAGGAGGTTGTGGACTCTTCAAGCAGCATTGTTGAATGTCTTAAAAAATTAGGGTACAACCCTGGAAGAGCGTCAGATTCTTTTAAAAAGTGGTGTCAAGTGCATGACATAGATCTTACTGAGATGTACAAAAGAAGAGATGCTAAAAGATATGTGCCAAGAGGAAGAAAGTCTAGGATCCCTGACTCAGAAGTATTTGTTAAAGATAGTAAATATTCAGACAGAACTGAGATAAAGCGCAGGATGGTTTGGATGGGTATACAATACCAATGTAGTGAGTGTGGTTTAGAAGACATCTGGAACGGAAAGAAAATCAATCTAACTTTAGATCACATTAATGGCGTTAGAGATGATAACAGAATTGAGAACTTGCGATTTCTTTGTCCTAATTGTCATTCTCAAACAGAAACTTTTACTGGAAGAAATAAAAGAAATGTAGTTATAAGAAGATGCGTCATTTGCGGAGAACTTTCAGGAAAAAGGGAAGTTTGTGAAAAGGAACAGTGTTGTAGAATCTACAATCTCAAATTTCCTAAAAATGAATCATCAAAAAATAAGCGACAAAAACGTCTGCCCTCACCACAATACAGAGAAGATGGAACACTTATTGTGATGCCATCACGACATGATTTAATCCAAGTTATAATACAAGAAAAAGCCGTGTTTTTGCGTATCGGAAAACACTATTCTGTATCTGATAATGCTGTTAGGAAGTGGTGTAAAAAATATGGGATACCACACAAAAGCAAGGACTTAAAAGAATGGATCAAAAACATAGAACCCATGAGGGGAGTCGAACCCCTAGCCTTCTGAGCCGTAATCAGATGTTCTAAATCCGTTGAACTACATGGGTATTAATGGTTGTGTATATGACACAGCGGAGAAAGAGGGAATCGAACCCTCAGCCCTGTTACAGGCACCACTTTCGAGGCGGCTGGATTAACCAATTTTGCCATTTTCTCCATTTACTGGTTGGCGTGGTGAGATTTGAACTCACGACCTGCACTTTATCAGAGTGCCGCGCTAACCAACTGCGCCACACGCCAATTGAGTTACTTGTGTTGAAGTATTTTAGTGACGTCGGATACTACATAAAGATGGCTCCCTTGCGGGGAACTGAGGAGAGTAGTGCTGCAATTTCTTGCTCTCCTAGATTTGCTGTCCACATCCCTATTGCACATGCACTTTCCGCATTCGCAAACTACAACCCCGTATGTGGGATTGACGAGATTTTCACTCGCGTCTCTTCAACTCAAGACTTTTTGACTACTAGATGATTTCGCCCCTTTGGGGGAGGCTTGTCATCCAGTATCAGGGTGTATGACGAGGCTCGAACTCGCATTGTCCTCAAAGGACCCAGGGCCACAACCTGGTGTGTATACCATTCCACCACATACACCATTGTGTTCTCAGTGAACAAAAGTGCTCCTGAAGGGACTCGAACCCTTAATCCCGTGAGGGAGGCAGATTTTAAGTCTGCTGTGTATACCATTCCACCACAGGAGCATGAATAGTTGCATACATTTTTGTCTCAGGTGTAATAAAAAAGTGTATGCAATCTGTTTGTTTTGTTCTTGGCTCTCCCGTCAGGACTCGAACCTGAATTGAGTGGTTAACAGCCACCTGTTCTGCCATTGAACTACAGGAGAATAATGTCAAGAGTTTTGAAAATGTGTTATTGACAATCTATTATGTAAAATGTCAATCATTTTTTTAGTACTCTTGTCGTCGGGATAACAGGATTTGAACCTGCGACCTCATGTTCCCGAAACATGCGCGCTACCAAACTGCGCCATATCCCGAAGACCACAACCGTTTTTTGTAATGTGTTGTGGTTCTTGTTGTGAAGAATGGTGAGCCACTGAGCCAGTTTCGACTACCTGACCTGAGGTAGGGCGTCAGGATTCCTGTACCTGAGTCTTCTTGTGGTCTGCAAGATGTTCTCGTTGAACTACGCTCCGTCTCAGTGCTCATCATCGTTGCCGATACGGGACTTGAACCCGTTTACCAGAATAACTTTGTCATTCTGGTGTTTTAACCTTGTATAAACTACTCGGCAATGTGTGCTTTCACAGGGTGCCTCATTCGCAACCAGTGTCCCTGTGTGATTCTGGATGGGTCATGGGGTCTTGCTGCCGCTGGTCCTGCGATGACGTGCTTACAGTCAGTAGTACCCTATCCTTCCAGAATAAGATCTTGTATTCCCCATGAGGGGCGCCCGAAAACTGGTTCCTCAACCTTGTCATCACGACAATGCCTCAGAGTTCCTGCCAGCCCTTGCACATCGCGTAAAAGCCTTTGGCGTGACTCTCACACGGACTGGCGACGTTCCAGACACAGGATTTTCCTATCTACGAGCCCTCCTGATTGGGGCAACCTCTTTAAGTCTTCCTCCACCTTGGGTGCGGGTGGTCCTGTATTAAGTTTGGTTCTGTCATGACCGCCGGTTCACTCACCTTTGGGATAAGGATCCTGAACTTCTGTCATACAGAAGGATTGTGTTTCAAGATTCTTGACCTTACCAGACTCACCCGTCGTCTACTCTACCAGTCTTTGCTCAACCTCGCCACCAGCGCGGTGGGTCCTTAGTGAACACTTTGACTTCTTGAGTATCCTGGACTTGACTGTTTAGGTCGTGCCTTGATGTCTCAATCCTAAATCTCTCAGGTCGTTTCTGTCAAGTGGTTCTTGATGTGAACTGTGCCACAGTCATTCTCACTTGTTCTCGACCGGTGCTTCCGGGAGTCTTGACCTGGTTTGGATCCTTTGCCTCAGAACGAGGACTTAGATCGCCGACCGGGCCTGTACCCGATGAGCACTTGCGACTATATATATGGTCGCTGTCGCTCAGGTAAGCACCAGAGATCGGTACTGTGAATATTTAGTTGTTTGAACATATCCTGAATGCTCGTATTCATTCCCAACCTCCTCACTTGTGCTCGTCGTCGGCTTGTGGTTCCACAATATCAGAGATGTCTGAACCTTGTCAAGTCCGTTCCTCTGTGGTCTCAGTCTCAGTTCCTCATCCTTGTTACGACTTCGATTCCTCTTGCTGTTTCACCAGCAGGAGACCTTCAAGTCATTGGATGTTTGGTTCCTTGACCTTCAACCACATCGGTCTTGTCTCTGACCTCGTGATGACTTAACTCTAGCACCATTCTGAAACCAGTGTCAAGCCAGAATTATAGTGATCTGGGTCACATCTTTGTAAAGGCGTTTAATCCGGTGCTTGTAAGTGTCAAAATTGCTCGCAGTCACAGAGAAAAAATGAGAGAACAGGATCCAGGTGCAGATCATTTTCACGTATCTGCACCTGGATCTTACTTGTATTTCTCTTGCGGACTGAACTGTTCTTGTCCTGCTCCTACTTCCCTGACGACAGAGCAGCCTGCCTGAAGATTCTCTCATACGCCTCAGCGTCGTCATCACCAGTCATCTGGTTCATGTTGGACCTCTTGTTGACGTATGAGTCAATCACCTTCATGTCAACTGTGTCCTCAAGGTAAGGGACATATGTGATGGAGTTCTGCCCGTCCCTGTGTGCACGCCCAAGAATCTGATCGTTGGTGACGTTGTTGTCTCTGATGTCGTGCAGGATAGTGATTCTTGGAGCACTGGTCGCTTTAGTCCCGTCAGGAAGAGTCTCCCCAGCGTGCAGAGAGATACCTTCAGGAACAGTACACAGAACCACCTTGGCCTCACCCTTCTGGAACCTCAGTCTTGACTCCTCACGGTCTGCTCCAGTGACACGACCGCTGATCTCAGTGACACTGATCCTCTGTGCTTCAAGCATCTCCTTATAGCGATCTATTGTCTCCATGAACTCACAAGCAATAAACACCTGACTACCGTAAGTCACCTGCTCAGCAACAAACGAGACCATCTCATCCACTTTGAGCAGAGTAGACTTCTGCTTGTACCTGAGACGTTCAACCAGAGCAGTCTTAGGGTCACGACTTGACGGAGCCAGGTTGAGGAACTTCCTGAACCTGGACCAGACAGTCTCATAGATCTTTCCCTGCTCAGGAGTCATACTGATAGGAAACGGTATCACCTGCTGCTCAGGCCAGCCAGCAATGTCTTTCGGACTCCTTCTGATGAATGGAGCACCAGGGTTTTTAAGAGCCCTGCCAATCGCCATGCTGTCTTTTCTCTGTCTGACCTTGACCTGCTTCTCAGCCTTCAAGTACCCTGCTCTCTCAGCAGGATCCTTGCTCGTCTTACCCCACCACGGAACAGTCGCCCAGGACCACTCACCTTTGTCGCTCCTGGACACAGCAAAACCATGGTCAGCAAGAAACTGCCCCCACTTTGACGGGGTGGTGAAAGACTGCCCTCTTGATGCAGAGGTTCTGGATCTTGATGTGCTTGATGCTAAACGGTTTGCTGATGCACCCGAAGATGATGCAGAACTGGTTGCATCTCTACTACCTGAGTTCATGTGCGGAGCAATAATCCCAGACATGACAGACAGGTTCAGCGGGGAGGCTCCAGGTGTTGCTGTGGAGTAGATGACAAACGGTGTTCTGGCGTGGTAGCCGTCCTGTTTGGGTGTGTACTTCTGCTCCAACCTCGCCAGAGAGACAGCAGCCAGAGACGTGTTGGATGTCGGGTAGTTCTTCAGCAGATGCGCCTCATCAAAGATGATGAAGTCCCAGTCAGTTCTCGGCACACCCTTTCTCGCCAGATCCCTGTTGGCACGCTTAGCGCTCTTCTTTCTCTTGACTGTCTTCCTGGCCTTGGATCTGGAGGACTTGGTACCGCCAGTTGCACGATAACTCTTCTCAGTAGCAGACTCCTCTTTGAGTAACTTACCTAGTTTCTGGTAGTTCACAATCATTGGGTGAGTGAATGCAAGAGCCTTGGAGTACGATCTGATAGTCTGCCTCCAGTGAGCAATGACAGACTTAGGGCAAACAATCAGCACCCTGGCCTTCTCCTCAGGCCGCCTGCCATAACTCTCACTCTCAGCGATACTGGACACAGCAGACAGGATTGTCAGCGTCTTTCCAAGACCTGTACCATCAGCCTCAAGAAACCCTCGTTCATTGTTCCTGTAGGCTCGGATAATGGCGTCAGCACCCTCGTTCTGGTGGTCTTTAGGAGTGTACTGAGTCTGAGACGGAGTAACAGGCATGACAGCATTGTTAATCTCATCCTCATACCACCTACCCAAAGAGAAGTCCTTGCAGTGATATGGCCTGAGTTCACGAGGTAGAGCGGGAGCACTGTAGATGTGGAACCCAATACTCTTGTCCCACCATCCCTTTGACCTGCCAGAACCTTTGGGGAAAGGTTGACCCCAGGGCCACTCATCTATTACGAACTGCATCCAGAGAACAACCTTCCTTTAATTTTAGGACAACTCAATCCTCGCACCTGTTACAACACAACAGAACCAAGTTTGTTGCAAATGATCGTTGTGTACAGGTTTTGTGGTGCTTCTTATATCCCGTTGTGCTCAGTAATCACAGAGGGAGCAGATCCAGGACTTGCAGGCGCCATCACCTGACCAGCATTCTTGTGTGAAAGAACCAACATTGATGCGCCAACAGCAAGCAGCACAGCAACAAGAGCCGCTACACTGGCAATAACGACCAGTGTCTGCTCAGCCTTACTCTGCTCTTCATTCATTGTTACTCATCATCCTCAAAAACTATCTCTACCCGTCCTTGAGTCCTGAACGACCATGGACCAGCAATGTCTGTCTCACTCATACTGTAGAGCATATCGTCAGCAGCCCTGTAAGCCCCATCAGCAGCATGATCGTCAGTGGCGTGATGAAGTACACGAGTACGCCAGTCAAGGCCGTTCTCCTCCTCCCAGTGAAGATCCTCACGAATCCTGTCAAGAATTGACTGCCTCACCTCACCGAGACTCAGACCTGTCTCAACAGCCCTGAACTCACCCAGTGACTCATCAAACTGATTTACTGTTGCCTGTAGTCGCATTAATCCACTACACTTTCTTGACTTGTAGCACTAACCATTCTGCGTTATAATACACCATACAGGTACTACTAGTCAACCCAATCAAAAAGGAGGTGAGCCTGTGAGGTTCTATGACACAGTGACCAGGCACAGGTTCACCACTGATGATGGTGTTGATGCAGATCAGGTTGAAAGAGACCTGGCTCAGATGATCTTCTCAATGGCTGAGGCTGAGCGAGAGGTAATTAACAGTACAGAGTTTCACGATCTAGCGTTAGAGGCTCTAAAGGGTGACAGGCCAACTGGATCACTGAATTCCTGGGGTAGAAAGAAGTTGTCTCGTTACGACTTTGAGTTTCAGAGACACAATATGAATGAGGTGCTGGTCTCTAACGTGGTAAGCGTTTTAGAGGCGTATGCGATTTCAGTCGGTCTATTCCAAGTGATGAGCACTCACTCAAGCACAACAAAACCAAACCAAATACTATCCTATTACAGAGACACCCATCCTAATGCTCCACAGCCGACTAGCGGTATGGTTCGTGCTCATCTGAGGCGTTATCACATCAAGGGTGATCGGAAGGCGTCTCTACCTGGAGTGAGCGCTAAACTGAACCTGGCGGTCTGCGACACATACTTCGCACCTAAAGCGTCTCGAGATAAAAACGATTCGTTGAGCGTCATCGTTCAGGTGAAGACTCCCAGTTATGGTGTTACTAAACTCTATCTGAAACTACCTGAGAATAATGAGCGTTTTGGTGAAGGAAAGGTCTGCCGTCCAACCATCCGTCTGAACAACAAAGGTCAGATTGTCTTTGACATCGCCATTGAGCACGAGGTGAATCAGCGAGACACGAGCAAGTTTATTGGCGTTGATCTTGGTAAGGTAGAGCCTTTCATCGCTACAGTCATTGACCCTGAGACAAAGCACAGGTCTGCTCCGTATCACACCCACTACAAGAGACGGCTTGGCTCTCTAGTAAAGAAGGAACAAAAACGCCGTGAACTAGCATCTCATCTGTACAAGCGAGCCGATGTCTGCTCTCGACACAACAGAACAGAGCACGCTGATACGCTAAGAACTGAGGCGAGGCGAGTCAGCGCTAAAGCGACCAGGATTAAGCATGAGATAAGTCAGTGCATCGCCAGTCAGGTAGTGGAGATCGCCAATCAGAACGATGCTAATATCTCTCTGGAGAACCTTTCCTGGCTGGATGCTCAGGGCGGTCGTTGGCCTCACGCGGAGATTCAGAACAGAATAGAGAACACCGCTAAGCGCTACGGGCTGAAGGTGTTTAGGGTTAGTGCCAAGAACACCTCAAAGACCTGTTCTCGCTGCGGAGGTAAGGTATCGAACAACTCAAAGACCAGAGTCGGTACTTGCACTACCTGTGGCTTTTTACTGAATCGTGATGTTTCAGCATCCAGAGAGATCGCTCTACGTGCAACATCTCCTTCATCTCGATCACGAGAAAGAATGCGTTATCTGCTTCGTCAGAGACGAGAAATGCACAGTTCGGCTGCTACACGGCAGTCGAAGCCGGTCACTGCCTTGGGTGGAATCCAAGGACACACCGGTACCTCGGAAAGAAAGTCCGAGGCGACGCTGATGATGGTGAGAGAGAATCTAGATTATAGAGGATCTCCAACCTAGTCAGCGAGTGTGTTGGTATCGGTTGTAAAGGTCTGGTAAACGTGCTACCATGTGGGTAATACAAGAAACATTCCACGATAAACAAGGAGAGAGAAGTGGAACTTCATGTAGTACCTCTTAGTCAGTCAAGAACCTCACTGATTGGATCCATTCGTAAGATGGCTCGAGTCAGGGTTGAGGATCTTGAGCAGTATAGACTGTTTCTTGAAGGCGCTGAAGACATCCTTAGAGCACAAGGATTCAAGTCTATGTCAACCGGCTTCTTCGTCAAGTCTTCAAAGAGCGGTCATGCTGGCACTAAGAGCACTGACAGCCAGGAGAAGCCAGCAGCAGATCTGAGCGCACAGATTATGTACTCACGTGCTGGTCACACTCTCAATGGAGTAGGTGTTCTGGTTAGGAAGACTGGTGAGAGTCCAGTTGCAGCACTGTTCAGGATTGAGGATGACGTGCAGGAGTCTCTGAGTCGTCTGTCAGAGATTCTTGCGCAAAGGATCTGATTGCTCGCCCGCTTGTCCTGTTTTTGTTGACAAACTAATCGTTGACATCCTTGTGATTCAACAGGTATGATTGACAGTTAGAGTAGAGTAGACAGAGTGATCAAAGGTTGTGATGTATTGCTCATAAGTCAGCAAGATAGATCACAACCTTTCTATTCTGTAGGTATTTTCAGGAGGTAGCACATGGATTCTCAGAGCGTGAATCATAATGGTATCAGCAAGGACACTGTAGGTAGCAGCGAGATGTCTGGAGATCGTGTGATTGGTTACTTTCCAGAGCGTCTGAGCAATCCTGAGTACCTGAAGGTTCGCTATATGATTGACGAGTGGATTGAAGGGTTCACGCTGGACGAGGCGCAGAACTTGCCAACACCTGCTGACAGCCATCTAGCGGCACGTCTGGAGAATGAGAATCCTGGTCACAGTATTCTCTCCATGTATGGCATTGAGATGTTCTATCACAAGGACAAGGAGTCATACTCTGAGGACAGGCAGGAAGAGTTCACTGAGCAGATGGCTGCCAATGGGTTTGATGTCAGAGAGACATGGAATCTTGATGCGACAGTACTGGCCCACCTGTTTGAACGCCTGATTGTATTCATTCCTGACTGTCTGAGTAATTTGGACATTGATGGCACCTTGGTTGCTCATGAAGGCAAGGTAGAGAAGACTGAGCCTATACGTCTAGTGACGATTGACTCCATTTCTCGTCCAAAGTCGTTCTGGATGCGCATTCTTGCCGAGATGATTCGCTCGTTCCTGGTAGACGAGAACCTGATCTGCAAGGATGATGAGCCTGAAGACGACGACACATCCAGCACTCTTGTTCCGCTTGAGTCTGTTGTGAATTCAGATAGTGACTCTGACGACAATAATGCTGAGGACTTGGATGCATCAAGCAATTTTGTTCTCAGACCAGCCGTCAGTATGTCTGAGCGTGACTGGTCGGTTGTCACCTGGTACAGTAGTGCTCTTAATGACCTGATGATGGACATTCTGAAGGTAGTGTTTCCTCATCTGTGGTGGTGAGATACTGAATCCAGATCGCATCTAAGAGAGACACAAAAACAAGGCGATTGTGTTCACAATTCTCGCAAAATCAGCGAGGAGGACACAACCGCCTTGTTCCATGTGTTGCTGCTACTGGTTGCTGTGGTTCTCCTGACCAGCAGAAGCCATCTCGGTTCTTAGACGACTGAGGCGGTTCTTGGCGGCCTTGCCAACACCTCTGGCGGTTGAGGTGACAACTCTCTCAACCATCCCTCGTTCACGGCTGAGCCCCTTCTTGATGGCCTGTACGTGCCTGAGAAGGACCCTGAGTTCAGCGTCTACTCCATGATACCTGCTGAGGTTGTTTATAGCCTCCAGGCGGCTCTCAATCATGTTGGCAGCCATGAGAGCAGTGGACAGATCCCCATTCCTCTTAGCGTTCAGCATCAGTGGATATAGGTCGTTCCTGATGTGGTCGGTGGATGTCTTCAAAATGACAGTAGGGTTACTGACTGATGTCATGTGTTGCTCCAGTTCTTAATGAGTTGATGAAGTGTTGTTTTTTAGATGTGTGGATTCTGTTCTTGATGTATCTTGTTTAGAACTTGAAGCACATGAACGCCTGTCTTCTGATCTCTCTCCTCCTTGGTGGCGCGCTCTTCTTCCTCAGCAATCTTTTGCTTGAGTTTTTCTTCTTCCCAGATTGCCTTATTCTTCGCTTGGTTAAACTCAATCCTAGAACTCTGAATCTTCTGGACATGAGGATAGAGATCTGCTATCTCCTGCTTCAAGGTGTTTTTCAGCGTATTGACAACATCATCAAAGAGATAAGCGGCTTCGTTCTTCTTTAGTACGTTCCTGATTCCAGGATCACTAAAAAGACTGACGATTTTTTCATATGAAATCATCAACTGAGGTTCAAACTCACTAATGAGACTATGAGTGGTGTTGTCATCAGAGTTAACACGATTAACATTGTCTAAATACTCATGAACGACATCTGAGTATTCAAGAACAGAGAAGTACAGAGTCTTTGACTTCTTGTTTGGTAGACATAGATCAGAAAAATACATGTGATGACAACGATCTTTGCCACATGTGTGAATTCTGTAGTCAGTATCATCAAGCCATTTTACCAAATTTTCAGTCTTTTTCTTGTTACGAAAATAGTATGTAAAATCGCTTCTGTTTTCAAAGAAATCATATCCATGATCTAAAGACATGTAAAGGAATGGACCCGAGATGATCATTACCAGGGATGATGTGCGTGGATAACCATGATCAAATATTATGAACACTATAGACAACATAGCAATAAATACTACAAAATATAGTACAGATAGGTAGAAATTTTTGCGCCTACTTGTTATTACGTTCAATTTATCTTTCCTGTTCTTTCAAAGTAAAGAATATTTCTAGTAGTGATAATCCCCGTACTCGCAAAGCATTTCAACAACATTCTTCTCGCTGCAAGAAAGGTTCTCTTTCGGCTTCTTTTTGTTGTTGTCGTCACTAAGAACAATGGTGTGCTTATGGTAGTACTCTGCTTGTCTGGTGAGTTCTTGAATGGCTTCTGTCTGAGCAGTGAGCAGACTAGTGGCAGTGCTGACAACTTCCTTTCTTAGTGATTTTGCCTGGTTCTTCTCAAAGAAGGCAACTGATCCTGGAGAGCGAAGGAAGCCAACAACCTTGTCACAAATCTTGCCAGCAGTCTGGTCCTGCTCGACTCTTTCCTCGGTGTTGTTCTGGTATGCTCTATCACTCACTTTAAGGTATGTTGCTAGAGCGTACTGAAACTCATTTAAATAGAACCTAACCTTGTCCTCATCTATTAACAGCCTCTCGCAGTACCTGATGTCACTGATCGACATTAGGTTGTCGCTTCTAGGAGTGCAGCCAAGATAGCGGATTAGGCTGTTATCTCTGTCTTCTAGCAATATAAAAATGGTGGCAGCGATAATGAAAATTAGCGATATGGCAATCATAGTAAGAGAGCCAGATAAAGCAAAAAGTTCATTCAGATTTAACCGCTCAGCAACAAAAGCAAACAGAACACTGCCAAAAAAGAATAGATTAAATAAAGATATGGAAATTAAGCGGTATATCTCTTTCTTATAGAATCTCATGTTAACCTCCTGTGTTCTATTAGATGATTGTGTACTAGAGGTATCTTGAATCTTACCTACTTGATGAGGTGCTTGTACTTGGGATCCCTAAGAACTGAGACGGCATCCTTCTCAGCGATCTCACCATCTGAGTCAATGACAGAACGGGCGTCATTGATGATCTTCTCTACCTTCTTGGTCTGCTGGATAATGAGCGACACAACCAGTTCAACAATGTCCTTCTTGAAAGCATCTGCACGACCACTAAGAACGGGCTTCACTCCGCCTGACATAATCAGTTGAGCAACATCCTTGTAGAGATTCCTGACCTCAGCGTCCAGTTCCTCAATCCTGTCAGAACGATACGCTCTGCCGCTGAACTTTATGTAATCAATGATGGTGTACTCGAGGTTAACTAGGTGACACTTGACTTTTGTGTTCTTCCGAGCAACTTTAAGGATTTCGCCACGATTAAGCACGCCAGCATTATCATCCTCAGGGTTAACGATGTCCCTGAACCTCTTGCTTTTAAGATAGTTTTTATTGATACGAGAAAAGGATTCTTCTATATCAGCGTTAACAAACAATCCTAAGAAAGATAGTATTATTCCTAAGAAAGCAATTGCAGCACCAGTATCTTCTATTGATGTAAAAACATTCAAGATCAGAATTCCTAGAGCCATAGAGATTAGACCTGAAATCATCAAGGCATTTCCAACAATGTTTTGCCTGTAAACACCGAAACGCATCCTACTCAGCCTTCCTGAACAAGTTTCTTGTAATCTGGGTTCTGGATGATGCTGACAGCCTCCTGCTCAGCCTTGCTGTTCTTGTCCTTCTCGTTAGTAGCGTTGCGCTCGTTGATGGCATTCTGTGTCTCCACAGCAAGGTCGTAGGCAATGTCCCTGTGCTTCTTAATAAGTGCAGCAGCAACATTGATGACATCCTTCTTGAAGTCCTTGGCGTAACCATTCAGGACAGACTTGACTCCATCAGAAAGCAGTAGGTTGGTAACTGTTTCATACGATTCACGAACCTGGTTGTCAAGTTCTTGAATCTTGTCATCATCATACACCTTGTCGCTGTTCTTGATGAACTCAGTAATGAATAACTCAAAGTCAATAAAGTAAACCTTGAGTCTATGGTTTTTGTTGATAACAGACATCACTGACTTATGTGTATCATGGTCAATTAAGATCTCTGTTCTCTTGCTTTTCTTAGTGAAGTTAAGTGCAACTCTTTCTCGATAACCTAGATCGGTTGCTTTATCTTCAAAGTAGAAGAACAGAACAATTATCAACGTAGCAGACAAAACAGCAACGAGTAATTGTATGTGTTGGTTGCTGATCTCTAATAAGTAAACAAGAGTCAAAGGAACTATGATTATTGACGGAAGTGATAGTATCGACATCACTGTACTGAAATTGATTAATAATGGTGACATCTTTTTCATTGAGTAAATCCTTCCTGTAAATCATCTTGGGTCATTGTTTTGACACCAGGTGATCTCTTGTCGACGTTACCTGGTTGCTCCAAATGACACACGTGCATTCATGAAGCCAGCACTATAACCACCGCCAGAATTCTGACTGTCGCTGCCCTCGTACTCAGAGAACACAAGGTTGTTGCAGACCTCAGCAATGTCCTCCAGTGTAGTCTGACGTGCTGACAGGCACACAACAGTGTTAGGAGTGACTACCGAGACTGTACCATCAAACATGCTGTCAGGTGAGTCAGAGGAATGGACTCGTGTGCTGCTGAACGGATTGAGGCTCAGCAGGCAGGGTGATCCTACAGGCTGGATAAACAGGTCAGCACCATAGGCATCAGCATGGTCGAGAACTGCCTGAAGCATACTGGTGTGGTGTCCGTTGTTGAACTCTCCGTTCTCGTTTGGACGACGCACCTCCTGAGCGATGGAGAAAGCACCAAGAGCACACTTATCGAAGTCGCTCATAGAGGCTGCGCTTGTGCCATCCTTGGTGGCCTGTGAGAACAGGTACTCCAGTGACGAGAAGGTGGACTCAGTTACGTCGCTGTAGCACCACTCCTCGGGAGCAACACCCTCTTCGAGAACGAACTCGCTGAATGGAATACGAGCCTGAATAGTGATGCCGCCTACAACCATCGTCACTGGAAGAGCAGGATTCACGTACAGCGTGCTCTTGTCCTCAAAACGACTCATCAGGGAGCAAGGCAGCCAGTGATGACGCTTTGTCTTGCTGGCGGCACGAGCATTGGCTGTACCATTCAGCATCACGGAGAGAAGCACAATGGCAACTCCTCGCATGTGGTTGCGCCACAGACCGCTCTCCTTGTCAGCAACCAGACCGATAGCGACACCCGTCAGGCTCTCACGAAGGAACTTGCTCTCCTGGCACAGGACACTCAACTTGTCCCAGATCTCAGGATCCTTACTCCCGTCCTCAAGGACAGGAACCTCAACATCTTTGATGGCCTGGTTCATTGTGAACAGTGTGTCACCAAGCAGATCGTATACAAGATCTGAGACACACGTCATGTCGTTACGTGGTCCATTGTACTTGCTGCTCATTTTTCTTCATGCCTCCTACGGCTTCTAGTCAAGGAGGCGTCTGTATCCTCCTCAGGGATCAGAGGACATTGTACACATGTTTTGCCATCAGAGTCAACATAGCAGATGATAGGAAGTAGTGACACCAGGCACATGATGTATCAGAGCGGAGTAGTCGCCTCGAGCCTTTATTCACTCCCAAACATCAGAGATACCAGAGATGTTGTTGTTACCTGTAGTGTCATCAACATGGCGATCATCCTGCTTGCTGGCAATCCTGCTCTCAACCAGAGTACCCTTCATGTACTCAGCCCTAAGAGCATCCAGGTTTCGACTCACCTCTGACTGACGAGCGTTTCTGTATTCTGAGCACCTTTTATCCAGGACCTCTGAAACCTCCTTCAGAGTTTTTGTCTGCTCAGTAAGAACGTCGTTTACAACAGCAACCGCCTTGCCTCGCTCTGCCTGAGTGAAGGTCTTGTTCCAGTCCTTTTTGAACACGTCACTGATGTTGTCATTCTTGAACAAGGAATCCAGGTACTCAACAGACCTAACTAAATCTCTGCTTTGCTGACTCCACACCTCATTAGGAAGAACAGACGAAACAGACCCAATCTTCTTCACGAGTTCAGCCACCTGCGACAGGTAGAGATTGAATGAGTTGCGTGTCCCAGGATTGTACCGTATCGTATACCAGATGTTGCTCTTGAAGAATGACGGAGAGTCGTCAGGCCCGCCATTCAGTGAGTCCAGGGCAAGAACCGTGTGGATGACTGATGAGTGAAGACGACTTGTTAAAAGATACTTCAACAGAAAATCTATAGATGTACTGTCTCCATTGCTATTTTTGTTTTTCTCTTCGCATTTTATGAAGACATTACCAATGTTACAAAGGATTAGTATTAAAATAAATACAGAAAGTGGTACATTTTCTGTTACAATGCTTATTAATAATAGAGACACTAAGAAAAGAGATAGGTATTCCGAGTATTTCATTGCTGTGCTACTGATTGTTTTCATAATGCTTGCCTTTCAAGTTAACTTCTTCAGTCTTCGTTATTACTCTTTGACTGAATCCAATTCTCAACCACCTTCTGGTCGTCAGGGTTGACAACAATGTCTCGCCAGTTGATGACACCAGTGGTTCCGTAGTAGGTTCCTTCTGGAGCGAACACTGGTGAGAAGTCAGGTGGTCCAGGTACTTCCCAGACTGCCAGCATCTCTCCCTTGTCGTCCTCTGTCGGAATAATGAACACACCGCTTGTGACGAAGCGGCTGTCTTCAGGGTCTGTGACTACAGGAACGTTGTCAAGCATCTGGATTGCCTCGGAGTCCAGGTACTTGCTCTTGCTGTTGTCAGCACTGCCGTTCTCTTCTGAACTAGCAGCATCTGTGCCCATTCTGATGACCTGAGAGCAGATTGTCTCAACTGAGCGCCTGGTGTACAGAAATGCGTCCTTGGACTCCTGCTGATAAACAGAACGGTTAGCCTCAGGGAAAAGAGGTTGAGTTATATTGAAAGACATCATGGACATCTTGTTGAGAGGTGATTCGATGCTTGTCCCTTTGGTCAGGCTCCAGAGAAAGTAGGTCTCATCCATACCATGATGTGCTGACAGTTTCTCAGAAAGACCCTCAAAAATGACGTCAATAGGCTTCCGTGTACCCTTCCTGATAAACGGGATCCAGCCCTCAGTAACAGGGAAGTGGTTCTCCTTAGCCATCTTTATGACGTTCTTCTGAAGCGCCAGACAAAGATCTGCAACCTCTCCCATGTGGTCATCAAAGCCTGGAATCTTGTCCATGTCTCCATAGAGAAGGTCTCTAACAGGACAGACAGCAAGAACACCATCTGTGTAGAGCCACTTAATCCATGTATCACCTGTGATCATTTTTACTCAACCTTCTGTGATTGTTTTGCTCTTGTTCTTGTAATGTGGTACCAGTTGCGTGTTGTTTATGAAATCAGGTGACGCTTGACTTCTTTTGTCAACCTGTCTACGGAATTCTTGTTTTCAAGAGAGAATTTGTCTTCTGTGAAGATACGTTGACAGTCAACATCAGTGTAACGAGAGTCCTCACCCTCAGTCATGTACTTCAGGCAATTAGTATATTGGGTAAACACACTGACCTGAGGATAGTATGAGCGAGCAATTACTCCTGGGTGCTCAGACGACTCCCTCATGTAGCCCTGCATAACACTAGTGTGTATGATGAATCTACCTGTTAGTGATGAGTGCTCCACATGGTAGATAGATTTCGTCTCACTCGCAAAGACCTGAGTGATGTGTGGGCTCTGGATAATCTCAGTAACAAGACAGGCAACATCAGATGCAATTAGTGCCGCTTTTTGACAGCACTCTCTATAACGCTCTCTGGCGACTTCTTCGGCTGTAGTGCTGTCAGGCTCTGTTGCCAACAATCTGTCCTCTCTATGACACTCCTGATGTGCTCAACGTGCCTGTTTTGCATCCAGGTCAACCCCATCAGACGGAACAGGCATCAGATGAACACATGTAACTGACTATTAGCAATCACAGAGAGAAGTATGTCACATCATCTCATCATCGTCAAGATCCCCAGATGCAATCCTGTTACAGAGGTTCCGCTCGTCGGAATCCAGCAGCAGGTCAATCATCCTGCCAAGGCTGGCGTAGGAAGAGGTCTTACGAGTGTACATGATGGCCTGGTTGATCTCTGCGTTGGATAAACGCATCAGCCGGTCGAATGCGAGCCCCTTCTCATCAGCATAAAGAGAGAAGACCTCGTTGATCTCATCCTCATAGAAGGATGCCTCATCTCGGAAGGTCTCAGCAGTCTCCTCACCGATCTGGGCAGTCATGATGGTGTTGAACCCGTCCTCAGAGAACATGATGTCAGATGCAAGGTTAGTCATTGTATGAAGTCCTTTCAGTGGTGTTGCCAGCCATGTTACAGACTGGCTGGCATGTGTTCTGTTTCTCTGATGACTAAGTTATGGTAGCAGACAGGTGATGTCAAATCATGCAGGTGTGTTGTGCATCATAGTTGTAGAGTAATGGCACAGGGAGATTGGAAATAAGGTCTCTCTGCACTACAAGATGACCAGGCGACCGTTAAGCATAGGGCGGAGACATCACAAGAGGTATGAACAACCTCATCTACCCAACAAGTAGGAAGGGTTGAGCAGCATCACGCAGCACGAAGAGAGAGCACCCCTACCCAAAACCTGTCTACAAGATCTATAGAGTCATATGGTGTAAAAATGGATCTGCTACACCATATGACTCTATAGATGGGCTGGTCTGCCAGGAGGGCGTCGCATCAAAGGATCGCTCTATGAGAGTGTTGTGCGTTACTCTAGAAGAGTCTGCTCTCCATCTCGTTGATCTCCTCTTGAAGAGATTTGTTTATCTCCTGGAGATGTTGAATTTCTGCATACAGACGCACCCCCTCATCATTAAGGAATGATGAAAATTCTTTTTTGTTATTGAGATTTCTAGTGATTTCAGGTGTAATGCACCCTACTTGTTTTAGTTCAGTTTGAAGATCTTTTATTTTCAGATCGTTACAAGAAATAATCCTTCTCTTTTTAAGAATTCTTGTGTCCAGTCTGTTAGAAGCCCATTCGTTATACTTCTTCTCCTTATTTGTGGAGTACTTCTCATGAGTTTTTATGCGGTATTCATCAGTAATAAACTGAACAAAAAATGATGGAAGAACATAACGACCAACCTTAATGAGATTTTTCATATCTTCTGGTTCAGACCCAATGGGTTGTGTGAATTCTGCGGGTGACTCAGAAATCTCGATCCCGTTCTCTTTAACAAGTTCCTCAAGTCGAGAAACACGAGATCTATTACTCAGGTTCTCCCTATATTCTTGAAGATCATGATCCTTGCTAACTGCTTCGTCAAAGATACTCCTTGTCTCAAGAATCGACTGATTAAGACGATCAACCAGCACCTTATTCACAGCATCAATGATTTCATGGTTCTGATTCTGCTTACTCAGCCCGTCTAGCAGCCAAGTAACATCATCGTCGTTTGCAATCTTGTGGACATCCATGTAGATTTCATCAATCTTGTAAACGGCCTGCCTGAACCATGGATAGTGATTGAGATCACACTTCTTCCAGAAGAGAAACTGCTCAGTGTATACCTTCAAGTACTCTTTCGCCAGCGACTTGGTTGCAGGAGACTGAAAGACCTGCTTCCATGACTGACCATAGAATGGACGTACATGGTCGTAAGTGGGATAATAGGAATTATGAAACGACTCAAGTCGCAGATGACGTAGAATCCTCTTGTTCTTTCTAATGCTCATTAGAAGATGCTTTCTTGTGAGTTGCTATGGGTAGTGTTATTTGTCCTGATGATTAGTAGAAGCATGAATTGTCTTCTCAGCGAGATTCATTGCCTGCTCGTGGCATTCCTGAGAAATCTTGTCATCACTGCTGGCGATTCTCTCCAGATCGCTGAGTTCTCTGTTCTCCTTAAGAATATACAAAGGCTTTCGAGTGCTTTGAGTGGTTTCACGAAGAACTGACTCAAAAGTACGCAGGAATCTGCACTCACTGATGCTGGACTGTGAAGAAAGGGCAATGTCATCAGTCATGTCAATACTGATTTCAAGCGCCTGAGATCCATTATGCTTGCTGTCTACGGATTGACTGCTGTCCACATCACCTGTATCGTCATTTGTAGTAATAGATACCTTGTAACCAGCATCCTGTAGGGGTGAAGTGATTTCAAGTGCAATCTGACGCATGTCATCCATCGCATCGTCTTGACCTTGATTGGTCAGCAACACAGAAAGAACACTCTTGGTGCTTCCGTCATCTTGTGAAACATCATTCAAGTCAGTATCGAGTACAAGTTTACGTTTGAAGGCATTGTCTGTTGTATAGGTAAACGACAGGACAAAACCGTCTTCAGAAGTCTCATCTGGGATGTTGGACCAGGCGTTGTTCCAGGAAGAACGTGAGTTGTAGGCAACCTGCATCACATATGACTGAATAGCCAGTTTCATCAGGTTCTTTAGAACAAGAGCATTGATACTTTCAGTGCTTGGGTGGTAGTCGCTTTGGCTTGTCTGTGTAGTGATAAACACAGGAGAGAAGCCGTATCCACACCATACGGATGTAGTGGCATAGCAGTTGATGTTCTTGAGGTTATTGTTCTTGGCTCCAAGCGGCTTGAATCCGTCAACAATGATCTTGCTGTGGTCGATGTTGAACAGCATCCCGAAATCTCGGTTCTCTATCCTCCCTGTAGCAGACCAGAAGGGTAGGATAAAACCCTGTCGATCTGTGGTAGCAGATGGACACAGACCAGATCCAAGAATCGTTTGAGTCATGCTCCGAGGAAGGTATGGAATCTCAGAAACATCACTATCTTGGTTGTAGGATCCACCTTTTGACCAGTGGTACTTGATGAACTCAGAAACTGCTGACTTCACACGACTCATGTTGTGGTATCCTCCTTCTTGGCTGTTTGTGATAGATGAAGATTCTGCTTGCAACGAGAGTACATTAATCATGAAGGTGTGTTCAAGGATAGACGGAGTGAGATGTGTCACGCTACTATATGACATACACCACAAGAGAACGACTTGGCTGATGGAGCCTTCATAGTGTACTTTGGTTGCTGACTAAACAGAACAACTCAAAACCAGATAAAGGAGTGATTCATGTTGTTCTACATCTCTACGCTTGTGCTTGGTGTCATTGCAGGTGCTTTCATTGCTGTGATTGTGTCGTCATGTCGTCCTAATCGTGCTATTGATCTCTACAATCGTCTACAGAATGACGGCAACCAGGGTAACTCTTTGAGGCGTAGTGCTTACAATGCTGTCAATGTGAACTCTGTCCTTGACAAGGATGATCTATGGGGCAATGAGGAGCGGAGCGCTGATGAGTCAGACTCCTCTGTAAACAAGGCTGGCAGTAATGACAACAGCAAGGAGCCCGACTCTGACTCGATCCCTTCTGGCATTCGTTTCGCAGTGGGCGGTACTTCCACATCTTCTGGTCGTACACGCAAGAGCAATAAGGTCTACATCGCTGGACCTGGTATGTTCAACGCATCTCAGTTCCATGGCGAAGCACCTGAAGGCATTGCTGTCATTGAGGTCGAGGAGCATCAGGTCGATCCTATGGTGAAGATGGTGTTGCAGCATCCTGATTTCATCCGTCAAGCGTTTGCAATGTCAGGGAAGATGGTCATTACTCTTGACGAGTTGATGGACATTTGGGAGGTTCTGTCAGGTGACAAGGTTCCTGAGGGCGCTCGTCGATCCGCCAGGAACTAATCAGAACACATTACAAGCAACTCCTGTTATCTAGATCCCTGTGAAAGGGAATTCAACAGATAACAGGAGTTGCTTGTAATTTAGGGTAAGTCTCAAAATCAAGAGAGCATAGACAGAACCAGAAACTACTCGGCAATCTTCCATCTGGTTCCACTCGGGGTGTCCTCAATCATGATTCCAGATTCAGCAAGATTGCTCCTGATTCTGTCAGCAAGCCCCCAGTTCTTTGACTTGCGTGCCTGTTGACGCTCTTCAATCATCTGCTCAATAAGACACGAAAGAATCTCTCTGTCTTTACTGTTTGCTGGATTGTCAGATAGCAGATGAAGAGTATCCTGTCTCCAGGGATCTGACAGAGGATCCAGACCGAGTACATCCAGCATTGAACGAAGAGTCAGCACAGAATTAACAAGAATACCAATAGAATCCTTGGATGAAATGCTGTCATTTGAGTTCTCTGTACCATCACTTGCAATAATTTCAGTGTTCAGTGATGCAACCAGTTTCTCTATATGCTTGACTGACTTGAACACTTTAGTCATTGCAGCGGGTACGTTGAGATCGTTGTTCAGAGCACTCGCAAACTCAGAAGGAAGTGCTCTGGATTTGATCTGGTCTAATGGAGCGTCCACGGGATTTATTGAAACACTAGACAGACCATTTCTATTCATCGTTGACTCAGCGATTTTGTAGGCGCCGACAACTGCTGATGACAGACGATTCCAGGTGCTTACATACTGACTCATCATCTCTTCTGAGAACTCGATGACTGAGCGATAGTGGACTGACACCAGAGCAAGGCGCAACGGAGCGGCACCATACTTGTCAACAAGATCTGATACAAATAGGGAGTTGCCTAACGACTTGCTCATCTTCTCACCCTTGATAGTCACCCAGGCGTTGTGGATCCAATGTCGAGCAGATCCCCATCCAGCAGCACATGATTGAGCCAACTCGTTCTCGTGATGAGGGAAACGCAGGTCGATGCCTCCACCATGGATGTCAAAAGTTCTTCCAAGGTATCTGTGCGCCATAGCAGAGCACTCTAGGTGCCATCCTGGCCGACCAAAACCCCAAGGAGAGTCCCATGAAGCATCCTCCGGCTCTCCTGCCTTGGCAGATTTCCAAAGAGCAAAATCTCTAGGGTCTTTCTTCTCGTCTAGGTTATCAGATGAGCAAGAATCAGTTTGATCTGTTTGGTTCTTGCTGCTGGTATTTGTAGAAGTATCTCTTTGATGTGTCAGTTGTCCGTACTCTGGAAATGATGACACGTCAAAGTATACGCTACCAGATTTGCTTACATATGCATGACCTTTGTCAATCAACTTCTGCATCAGGTCAATCATCTCTGGGATATGTCCTGTTGCTCGTGGTTCATATGTTGGTGGAGCAATGTCTAGTGACTCATATGCTTTAGTGAACTCTCGTTCATGTATTTGTGCCCATTGCCACCAAGGTAGTCCTGCTTCAGATGACTTTGCCAGAATCTTGTCATCAATGTCGGTAACGTTCCTGATAAGACGTACCTCAGTACCATTATGCTCCAGCCATCGCCTCATCACGTCAAACACCAGCGATGAACGCATGTGACCAATGTGAGGAGATCCCTGAACTGTAGCGCCACAGAGATAGATTGACACAGATCCAGGTGTGATGGTGGGAGCAATCGGCTCAACTTTCTGTGTCATTGAGTTGTAGAGACGCAAGGAAGGTTCAGTGCTGGTGCCTTCCTGCTGGATGGAAGCGCTGCTAAAATTATCTGTTGGTTCACTACTTGCACTCACGTGATACTCCTCATGGTTCTTCTATAGTCATCATAACAACAGACGTGTTGTAGTTCACTGGAATCATACTGGACAAAGTGTTGACGACTAGAGTATCTTTGGTGTCAGTTAGCAAGACGCTCAACACCAAGGAGAGAAAAATGAGCGACAAGAAGATCTATTACAAGTTCTCGAACAAGAACAGGCAGGACATCAGCGACGTCAAGAGCGCCATGATTGACGCTCTGTTTGAGATTATTGACGGATTCACCATTGATGAGGATGAGATCTTCGGTGGTGTATCTGCAATCGGGAACGATTGGAATGGTACATTTGACATTACTCATGATGACACGATGTTCCACTATGAGATTAACTACTACAGCAACAACGTCAAGATGATTGGCGACTATGACACGAGGGCCGTCTCTTCTATCAACGACTTTGTTTATCTGATCAAGCGCGATCTGTTCCGTGTCAAGATCATGGGGTACCTGTCTGACTTCATTGACATGCACTACCCCTGGAGTGAGGACAGTCAGTACTATGCTATTGCTCACCAGGTGAAGAAGGATGGTAAGGTCGAGATCTTCAGCAATTCTCGATCTCTGGGCTTCATTGAAGTTGATGACGATAATGCCACCAGTGCTAGAATCGTTGTTCATCCTGACGGAGAGGCCCCGATTACTGATGATGAGGAGTACATTATCAGCAATGTTCGATCTTTGATTGAAGAGGCGATTGGTTACAAGTCTTCTGAGAGTGTTGGTGGTAAGTGATGACAGCACAGGGTATGCCTTTTGTTCACAACGAGTTCAAGAACCTTGTTGGTAAGCGTATTGACAGGGTTGACATGTCTGAGGGTCCTGGAGGTACGTACAACCTTCAGTTCAGGACGACATCAGGATACTACCTCTACGTATCCACTTACTGGCCTATTCAAGTGTCAGAGAACTTCAAGAAGATGATCGAAGGCAGTGTGGTGGAGGATGTCTACTGGGTTGAGGGCACTAACAGGATCGACCTGAAGACCACCAGCATCGCCTCTTTGCTGAACGTTGAGTTCAAGGCGGGGACTGAGTACAGGATCAAGATTGACTGGGTTGATCCTGTGTGTTCTGCTCCAAGGGCGTTCTCTCATTTTGACAAGGACATTCAGGGTATTGCTGAGGCGCTTATCGGACACAGCATCATCAAGGACTCACGAGGTGATGACCAGATTTGCCTGCAGACCTCTGATTCTTCGGGGAACCATGGAACCGTCATCATCCGAGACGTTGAGCACCCGAACGAGGAGATCGTCAAGAACACCTGGACTCAGTACCACAAGGTGTTCCAGAATGGTGTGATGATTCACGACGTGAGCATTATCAACCAGTCTGCTTGGACTACTGGCGGGTTCGGTTACCCAAAGTCTGTGAATGGGGTTGCTGTTGTTGAGGCAGTGGACAAGAACAACGAACCAGTAGCAGAGTTTCGTCTTGCCTGCATCTCTAATGGTACTGATGACTTCGAGCGACTGAATCTGGTTGTCATGCGAGCGAACTAGAGTTCTGTATCAGATCGTATTCTGGTATGTGGCAATCTCTAGTCATAGCGAGCAATTATGACAGGTACTCATAACAGTCATTTTTAACTACTGGATTCAGTGAAGTGATACAAGTCACTGAATCCAGTAGTTGACTGGTTCTATAAGGATGAAGTATTGTGTAGGCATTAAGAAATCCCGCTGACCTGATAAGAGAAAGGGTTCACCATGAGTTCCAAGTTCACAACAGGTGATGTGCATGAGGCACTGGAACACCTGACCGGTTTTAGGATCAGCCAGGTTGAGTTCAGTGAGAGGGAAAAGTCGTCGTCTATACATCTGAAGACATATG